CGCTTCATCAGTCGTGGCGTTGTTGTTGATGCCAGTAGAGGAGAACACCTCTCGTTGCAGCACCGTTCCGGGCGGGATATTCCGTCGCCAGTTATCTCCATCAACACAAAAATATGTCCTAGAAGTTCCAAACTGTATAGAAGTTGGATCTACGGCATTATCTGATCCACCTTCAATCTTGTTACCCGTAGCAGGCCAAACATCTATGGTCTGAGCAGCGTCTGCATTATCAATAAGGCAAGTCAACCCAGCTACAGCAGCGGGTAATTCAACCCCGTCTCCATTAGTCCCAGAAACGGTAACTCTATTTATCATTCCGGTTAAAGCCGTAGCACCTGCTTGTGTTTGTGTAGAACCCGCCGTTATGGAATCAACCACACTATTCGCAATAGTGCTTCCTGCAAGAACTGTAAATGTATTTGCTGTAAACTTGAAATCATCCGCACCCGCAATCTTAATATCTATCTGGTCATCCGTGTCAGCCGTAAGGCTTGTATTAGCATTCGCATCAAGAATAAATTCTTGGCCGTTTACGTCCAACGTACCGGGAGTAACAATGTTACCCCCCAGTTTTGCAGACGTGACAGCACCGTCCTCAATATCGGAGGTGGCTATGATAGAATTAGCGGGAGCGGGGCCGATATATGCCATTACGTGATCTCCAGAATCGACAACGCTATATCGCAACCAGCACTGGCTGTAAGTCTCAAAAGATCCGTGGTTTGCAATACAATCTTATTGCCTGACAGTAATTCTAGTGACGATCCCGCCGGTATTGGCGCGTTCGTAACCAATTCAACGTTTGCGTTGGTTTCCGTATCTGACGTGTCTGATTCTATGTGAACCGTAACGGTAATAGAACTGGACTGAACATTTCCAACCATGCAGCCAATTACAATGGCCGTTGTACTACCGGGGACCGTGTAAACGGTAGCTAGGCTTGAGACGTTAGCCTTGGTCTTTATTTTAAACGTATTGGCCATTTTATTATCCTAACGCGATTGCCATGGCGACAGCGTCTCCATCCGCTGCCGCTCCAAGGCTTGTTCTTGCCGCTGCCGCTGTCGAGGCTCCTGTACCTCCATCGGCAACCGCCAAATCAGTAATACCGGTTATAACACCACCAGTTATTTTTGGAGCACTCATCGTTAACGTATCCGTAATACTTATTACAGCAGCACCGCCGCCTGCACCGTCACCATACACAAAATTAGCAAAGCCATTGGGTATGGTTATGTTCGCGCCACTGCCCTGGCTCAAAATAACGGAATAGGGTCCGCTGGAGCCCGAATCTGTAGTGGCGTTCACAACCATGAGATATACTTGGGTCGTGTTTGGGGCAATTGTGACAGTGTTATTTGCGCCTAAAGCTCCGGTAAATTTTATGACACGGTACATGCCATCCTGAAGATTTTCTGTACCAGATCCAGGAGAAGCTTCCCGTACCGTAAGGGTATGAGTCGTTCCTGTTAACCCAACAGCCTTATACGCAACAATGCGATCAAAAATATCATGGTTGAAATTGGTTGTGGTGCCCCAGGTGCCGGATTGTTCGCCAGTGGCAATTTCTTCAATTCCAAGATTTGTTGTATAGCTACTTACCATTGAGGGCCCCTATGCCGCGATATCCGTCCAATTCGGCGTTTGTGATGTAGATACGCTACTAAAACTCGGCGTTTGTGATGTAGATATAGCACTAAAGTTTGATGTCTGGCTTGCATCTATTTCAGTCCACAGTAACACAGTTCCAACTGCCGTTGTAGCTCCAAGCCCTGTAACAGAAATGGTGACGCTTGCACTTACTGTCTCACTTCCAACGGCACTGGTACCCGCTAATCCCGTAACCGTTACGTTAACTTCTGTTGATACCGTTTCACTTCCAACGGCGCTGGTACCCGCTAATCCCGTAACAGCTACATTGGCATCCGCCGATACCGTTTCACTTCCAACGGCGCTGGTACCAGCTAGTCCCGTAACGGATAAGATTTGATCCGTAACTACGGTTACGGATCCCACCGCACCAGTACAAGCTAAACCCGTCTCGGTTATAATCTGATCCGTGGAAACAGCCACAGACCCAACAGCACTCGTGGCGGCTACTCCCGTTACTTCAACAGGAAGAGCAGTACCCCAAGCACCGGCTCCCCAAGTAGACCGTCCCCAGCCGGTTTGAGTCGCCATTATCTAATTGCTACGCAATCCGAATGATTGCGTTACTTGCATCCGCTGCCGGAAATTGAACCGTAAAGTCGCCGGAACTGGAACTTTTATCCGCCCCAAAATCCAGAATAACTACCGCAGGATTGGTTAAAGAAATGGACGTTGTATTTGGTGTCGAGTTGTAGATCATCGCACCACGAGCCGTAATCGTAGAAGAACTCCAGGTGGAGTTGTCAAAGTCTAAAAATGCTGTAGTGCTAGAAACAGTTGGGTCTACTGAGTTAAGCGTATTTCCTCCTGCGGTGTAGCCACCACTAGAGGCCATCTCATTGCTTGTGGAATATGCCGTGGTAGTTGCATCTAAACTTGCGCTACTTGTAAACAGCGCCAATTTGATTGTATCACCCGTAGAAGTATCAAAATCATGTGCGCCAAAAAGCAACTCCTTCTTAAAGGTGGTTGCCATTGCCTGTGTGATGGCCATGTCACAGTCTCCTTATCAATTCAGCCAGTTGCGGGCTTCCCGCATCCTTCAACGCATTATATACCGTTGTTCGATCACTTTGGATAGCTTCCCGCATGTAAGCGGCCACCAGTCGTTGTATTTGTGTTTTAAAAGCAAGGGCTTGGTCCCGCACAGCGGGATGAGCATCCATCGAAACGGAGATAATCTCCTTGGCGCATCTCTCTGCGATTTCTTCCGGAGTAAAGCCACGGTTTTCTGTCGTGTGTACCAGCACCTTGTAATCAGCGGGCATCTCCATTGCAGCCATGCCCATCACTGCACCTCACGTCGCACACGATCATACCGGTATTCGTCTCGGGTCTGACGACCTTCGCCCAAATTCTTCAGGAACACGAGGGCTTCTTGATACCTCTGCGTGTAGAACTGAAGTACGTCAGCCTCGCCCTTCATAAAGGTATACGCCTCGACCAGGGAACCGTACAGCAATGCCAGTTCAGCGTTATCCCCTAAATAAGAAGTTCCATCTCCAGAAGTGCTAATAGAGGTGGGCCGAAAATAATAGTGTAATTCTGCCGTAAATCCAGAATTAGGGGTGGGAGCCAGGAGAAAAGAAGCTTCGTCCCAGCTACCATAATATTTAGGGACACCCGTTGTGGCAGGATTTGGTGTGTAGTCCTGCAAGAAAGTTATCTGCTTGTACAGCAAAAACTCGTTGGCCGAAGAGTTGACTATACTCAAGGAAAAGGGAGACAGAAAATCTGACGGTTTGGTTAAGAACTTAGTGCCCGAAGTCACGACCCCGGCTTGGTTGCGCCGGAAAACGTCAAGCTGACACTCCTTGAGAATGCGCTCCTCCGCATTCAGGATAAACCGGGGCAATTGTGTTACAAAGGTCGCTTCAGCGTTTTCCGTGTAGTCCTGTATCGCCGTTTTTAGCGTGGTGAATGTGAATGCCATGTCATGCCTCTACCGTCACAGGACCCGCAGATGCAGGAAACCCCCCACCAAAGATGGATCCCGTAGTTGCCGTACCACTAGCCGCGCTAAAGGTATAGGTCTCTAAATCAACTTTTGTTACAGTATACCCTGCATCACGAGAAACCACCGCACTCGTAAACCCATCAAAGCCAAGCGCGTCCCTAAAACGAACCGTATCGCCGGTAGAACGGCCATGCCCTGGCTCCGTCACGGTTATAACCGCACTGCCCGAAGCGCCACTCCTGAAGGCGTTCTTCTTCAAAAGGACGGTGACCTCTTTTTCCGTTCTGTCCGGGCGGGCATCTTTAAGTGCTTCCGGGTCCGCGTTTACGCGGCGAGGCTCCAGTTGCGGGTGCTTCTCTTCCCACTCGTCACGGCCCACCAACAGATTGTTCCACTCAAGCTTCATCTGGCGCAACTTGTACCGCTGCCCGGATCTGTCTGAAATGCCGTAAGCGTTTTTTCCTGAAGCAAACTTAGCCATCACACAACCCTAAGAGAACCGGCGGTTGGAACTAGGTGTAATGACGTCCTCTCTCTGTCCTCGACAGCGGCACGAAGGAAGTCCTCATCATAGTTGGCCTTTAGAATTGCCATACGATCAGGGGCCCGCTTCACGGCTATGCAATAAGCTAGCCCGGAAACGAGACTTGGCAAAAACCTGAAGGGAACTTCCGCCGTGTTAACGGAAGTGTCCGTGTCGTCCATGCGAAGTAAGCGGTAGTAAATTAACTGGTCCGTGGAGTTCTCCGGTACCGGCCAAATCGTTACGGTAGGCGTAATCTGCCTGTCTACAAAGAACTGAGTGGGCCGCCCCTGCTGATCCTTTTCCGGCAGCGCCAGATAGTCGCTGCGTCCTATGCGGTTCATGGCCAAATCAGATCCTGACCGGCGTATCACGACATCCAAAATATCAATCGTGTTCTGGACATCCTCCAGACTAGGGTCCGCAGAAATTGTCGTACTGGCACTGCTGCTGGAACCAGTGATCGTCTCTCCCGCAGTGAAAGCGCCACTGGGAACAGTCAAAGTCACCGTGGTACCGCTGGGCTTTGTTATGATCTTGGCCGTAACAGAACTTGTTGCCCCCGTAATCGTCTCGCCTACACTGAGACTGGCGGAAGCGCCAACCGTCGCCGTGATGGTCCCGACTGGATAAGCGTCAATCGCAGACGTGGACGACAATTGTGCCAGGGTCTGCGTTACCTGCCTCACGGTCCAGAGATTTATTCCCCTGTTGGCCCAATCAGCCAGCATCAAGTTCAAGGATCGACGCGCCGTAGCTGCGTCGTAGCCCGTGCGAAGCTCCAGGCCGCAACGTTCGAACGCCTCTTCGATGATCTCGGCTACATCAAGATTAAAGTTAGCTGATCCGGAAACGGCCATTATCCGCCGCCTTGTTCTTGAAGACCAAACGTAGGTGAATAGACACTATCTTGCTCCGCAGGGTTCTCCTGGGACTCCATACCTATTCTCCCTTTGGCCATCCCGGCTAAATCTAACCCTGTTGCGTTGCGAAATGCAGTTGTAAAAGCGTTTTCCTTGCCCTCATCTACATTTCGAAGAGTATTGACCGTATTTAAGGCCGCAAGTCCAAGGCGAGCTTGAGGAACTAAACTTGTTGCTAATGTAGGTGCGATAGCCTTTGCAGCATCGGCAATGGATTTCTGGCCTAAAAATTGAGATAGGGCGCTAGCCACACTATCAGGAACCCCCGGAATTGACGAGGGTATAAGATTGCGGGACTCAGTCAAGAAGGCTGTTACAGGATCTATTCCTTCTGCCGTGCCACCCGCAGCGCCACTTGTATCACCTGTACCTACGCCTGCATCAAATCCTAAACCACCAAATTCACCCCCGACACCACCAAATGCTCCAATCCTTGACTGCCCTCCATCCTGAAAATACTGCACGGGGCCGCCAGTTTGAAATTGAAGAGGATCATCTGGATCAAAGTCACTTTCAGAAAGGGATGATATGGTGGGTGAAAAAGCGGTTTGGTTGCTGAAATCTGTGTCAGGATCTAGGCCGTAACCATAATCTCCAGGATAAGCTTGGTTTTTACTCAACGACAACCCAAGTTGCTGTGCGAGTTGGCCCGCTCTTTGGGCAAAGTCCACCGCTTGGGTGCCCTCTTCATCCGTCAAACCTGTAACGAAGCTATTCATTGCTAAAGGTGCAGTTATACCGTACCCCAAAGGACCAAAAGGAGTTGTGAGTGCTGCTATACCAAAAGATTTGGCGGCACTTTTTCCATAGTCAATTGCGGCATCAAACGCACTTGTTTCGCCCTCATTGCTTTGATCCGGCGTTGCCAGCGAGACCTGACCACTATAATCAACAGCGGAGCCCGGAGGCCCAGGCTCCTCCCCAGGATAGTCTGGGGCACTAACACCCTGGCCTTCCTTAAAATACTGCACGGGACCGCCAGCGTTAAGGTAATCAGAGGCCAGGATAGGTCCGCCTTCTGCGTTACTACTTACAAAAAATCCAAAGCCAGGAGTGCTCTGCTCACCTTTAGCCCGCGCTGCCGCTGCCGCAACAGATCCGACGACAGGTGCTTGCAGGTTACGGGCAATGGCTTGTTGCACGGCAAGACCTTGGCCTTGACCTAGTGCTGTCTGTACCGCTTGACCCCTCCTAGACTGACCAGCGGCGAACGGGTCTATAGCGTTCCGGATAGCGTCACTTGCATTAAATGCAGCTAGTTGCCGGGGAGATAAAGCATCAAAAGTATCGGCAGTGATTGTTGCCGCCTGTTCCGGTGTAATGTTAAGGTCTCCACCGAACGGTAAAACGGGGGCTCCGGTTAACAAACTCCCTTGCTTTATAGGATCCGGAAGTAGCCCCTTGAACCCTTCGGTCAGTCCCTTCTCGTCTAGTGCTTCGTTAACGGCAGCGGTTTCCTGAGCAGCAACGTCGGCGACGTCCGCATCCGTAATAGACTCACCCCCCGTCCAAAAATACTGCACGGGGCCGCCCGCGTTCAGGTATTCAGAGGCCAGGATGGGTCCGCCGTTGGCTGCTTGCCGTTCTCCTAGCGGACCAGGAGGAAGCGGACTAAATCGATCCGGATGAATCGAAGGAAATGAGTAAGGAGGGCTCTGAAATCGCTCCGGAAGGCTCATGTCGTAATCAAGTTCTGTTGGACCCTCAACAGACTCTTCCGGCCACGGAGCGATTTCAGGGGGTGGGTTTTCTCCTTCCCAAGGAGGAACATAAGGTTTCCCTTCTTGGGGGAGGGGCCATCGCCGTTGGACCTCTAGCTCATATTTCAATTTATGAGTAGGCATGTTCCCAAATTCGTTATAAAACTCTTCCGGGGTCCAACTTCCTCCCTCAACGAGAAATTCCATAAGCTCTGTTAAGATTTCGGATCTAAGAGCTTTCTCTGCTTCTCCACCATTTTCATATCTTGGCAAGGAATCAGAAGCCAGGATGGGGCCTCCGTCAGCAGCC